TACAAAAATATGCTTTCCATCAAATATTGGAGAAATAGTAGTAGATGATATAATATTAATTCCAGGAACTACAATTGAAGTCACTCCATTGAAATATGTTAGTATAGATGATCCATCATTAGTGAATGAATCACCCTGAACATCCGTCAAGAATAGAGTATCAAGTTCATTTACAGTATTAATAGAAATACGCGCACCTTTTCCAGTTGTTGGACTTAGTGCAGAAGTAACAATACCTACTATATTTCCAGCTTCATACCCATTTCCTGGTTCATCAATGGATATGGATGTTATTTGACCTTCACTATTTGCAGTAATGTCGAGTGTTAATCCAGAACCTTCTCCTACAATACTAAAAGTTGGTACATTAGTAGAAGTTACATATCCAGTTCCTGCTCCTTCTGTAGCAACACTAGCAGATGATGCTGGTCCTCCAGTTTGAATAATAGTACCATAGACATATGGTTTAGCATTTTCACCTACCCGTCTTCCAACAGTAAGTATAGAAATATTTCCTGGATCATTAGTTGTCGTAATTCCAACCTTTATTCTTCTTGGAATAACCGTGATTGGATTTTCTTGAAGAATTGGGATATATCCATTACTATCATCAAGTGTTGGATTATAGAACCATGCAGTTGCTATTTGGTTAGGAGTAAATTCACAACGATAAAGTGTGAATTTCATATCTTGATATTGATTTGCCGTCCAAATAGAACCATTTTGCGACTTAAACAAACTTCCTAAAGCAAACTGTTGAGTATAAAGAACAGATTCAGAATCTGGAAGATTACTTGTTTGCAAAGTTTTTTGACCCATCTCTGCAATGAATACTTCATACCCAGTAGTTTCTGGTGCTACAAGAACAATTGCATATTCTTGTGCAGGTGCAAGATAAATTGGATATGGGAAATCTACATGAGTTGGGATAGATCCAGTATCTGATGTTTGTATTTGATCTGGACGAAGAACAACAGGAACTCCAAGAATTTCTCTTGTAGGAGTTCCAAGTTCTACAGTTCTTACTTCTATGGTTACTGGATTAGTTCCGGAATCTTTAGAAGCAAAATAAACATCAACACCACTCAGATAAGCACCTTGCTCATCATCATTTGCACTACCACTTCCACCTACACTAAAAGATTGTGCAAGAGGATCATAGAATTCAGTTACTCTTCTTCTTACTGTGTTTGTAGTGGTTCTAGTGTTCTGAAGAGTTCTTATATTATTAATAGTTGTTTGGAACAGATTTAAAGTTCCTTCAGAAGTATAAGTCGTTTCTGCATTTGAAATAGTAGTACTTCCAGGAATACCAGATTCATTAGTGCTACTAGATGAAAGTTGATATGTTTTTGTTCCTGTATTAATTCTTACATTAGGTGCGGGATTTGTTAGTGGATTTCTGATGAAGAAAGAACCAAATAAATCGCCAAAATTGTCAGTAATCAATCGTATATCTTTCAAATATGCTACTGCACCACTATTTTGTCCCACAATCTTCATTCCTTTTTGGACATAACCAGAATAAAGACCTTGTGCTTGGCGGCAAAGAGAATTGATATCAACATTTAATACTTTAGAAGTATTGCTATAGTTTGAAGATATTGTAGTACCTCTTTCGTAAGGATTTACGTTAAATGTTGTACTCGGACTATCATACCTTCCAGTTTTATGGTTAGGAGATGCTACTCTAAACTCTATAATTTTCTTACCACCAAAATAACCAATTGCAGTTTCTCCGATATTAAATGAAGAAGTAGAACCAAAATTAGTTAAAGAACTATTTGGCGATATTTCCAAAAGTTTAGGAATAAAATCTACCTTAGAATTTCCATCTAAGAATTGATAGTATCTTGTATATGGTTTCAGATTAGATACTGCAAATCCAGTATTTCTGGATCTCATAAATCTTTCTGATTGACTATCTACCAGTACTCTGGATCTTAATGTAACTGTTTGATCTCCTGTTATCTGATTTGATACTGTAGTTGTAACTTGTCTTCCAGTAACTGTTCTTCGACCTCTCAATCTCACGTTCGCTGTTCTAGTTACAATATCTCTACCCCTTACAGTTTCTTCTTCATTAATAGTAAATCTTTGGGTTTGATTTGTTACTATGTCTGGAAGTTCAACAGTCCTTGTCCAAGTGTCTCTTGAAGGAGTTAGTTCAATTGTTCCTCTGTATACAACAACATGGAATGGGTTTACATTCTCTACTTGCGTTGCAAGAGGTTGCTCAATCCACTTTTTAGTGGAGTAATTTAACATTACAGTATCACCACGTTTAACTACGTTAGGATCAAAAAGATCATAATCTACAGAAAGATCAAGTTGTTCATCAATAATGTTTTCTGCAGGAACTAAGTAATTTTCAATACTATTTCTTGAAATTGTTGGACCTAGACCAGCATCTAAATCAGTGTCATCAATTTCTGCTAGAGTATATCCAAGATTTGATCTATCTAAACTCTTAAAATCGTCTACAAAAAATCCTGTCTTAAATCTATTAAAACCTTCAGAATCTTGAATTTCCAGGGTTTTAGTACTTAATTCTAGTAATGATAATGAAGTAACTCTTTCAAGGTTAGTAACTCTATTTTCAATTCCACCAATATCTCTCATAGTATATCTTCTATTTTCACGAAGATTTACTTGTGCTTCCTCAACATCAAAAACATATGGTGGAAGTGTGACAGTTGCTAATTCCATCAGGTCTCCATCTTTGACCGGAGCAACTGGATCTGGAGAAGAATTTCCTTCTAGATATAAAAATTCGCCATCTTTAGTTAGATAAAGTTTATCTTGTCTCCCAACATAATATGAATATGAAACTTCAATGGTTTCTTCAGGAGATATATTTACAGGAACTGAATTTACAAAATTTCTAGATCCGAAGAAGAATGGAGATGATGTAGTTCCAGTAAATGGAAGAACAGAGGGTCTAAAATCTAAAGTATCAGTTGCTCTTAATTTTCCAGGTCCAATAAGTGGTATTTCATTTTTATAAACACTATTATCATAACTCATAACTGTAAAAAGATCACCCTCATCGTCATCACTAACAACAAAATGATCAAAAATAATCATAAGACGTTTTGAAGGAGAATTTTCTCCCGATTTTCTTACTATTCTAGAATAATCGTAGAATTGTTCTTTTTGAGATTTATCTAAAGTAAATTTATTACTAATATTTAAATACTTTCCTGGAGTATTTTCATCAATAGATGCTTCAATATTTGATTGTTTAAATTTCACTAGTTCATTAGTGAAGAATCTATTATTATTCAAATAGACAATTTCTACAGAATTAACTGCTCTACTTACAACTCTTGCAAGAGTATTTGATTCTGATCCAAGAATATCTTCACCGACTATAGCATTGTCTCCAATAGCAAAAATGCTACTAAATGACAGTTTATCAAGAATAGGAGCATTTGAATTTAATGACTCATAAACTGCAAGAACTCTATTTACATCAGGATAATTTAAAGAAATTTCTCTATCCTGAACTCTTAATCCATAGTATTGATTATAGGTCAACCCATCATTTAAAGTACTTCCTGCTACTAATCCAGATTCTTGATTTTTTGATAAAGTAACCTCTACAATCTTACATTTAGCATTAGTTTTAATTTTGCTTGATATTGATGGTTTTTCAAAAGTTGCAACAATTAAGTTAGTTGTCTTATTAGGAAGAAGACCATTAATAGTTATAGATGCAGAACCATAAGTAAAGTTTTCGCTAGATAAGGTTTGAATCGTCCCGTCATCATATGTGATAAAATATCTTTCTTGATCAAATGCTACAAAATTAGATCCATTCGGAACATTAAATTCTGAGACAGTGATTGTTATTTGACCATTAGCACTTGTTGCTTTTTGTAATACTGCCTGCTTAGTGAAGATTAAATCAGAATTATTTAAATCTAACGTAGAAACATTTTCTTGTCCAAGTGTTATATAAAGTCCATCATATTCACTATTCTTTATAGATACTTTTCCTAAAGAAAAAGAACTTACATTTACATTTGCCTGAACAGAACCTGAACATACACCGGGAACGTCTGTAACAGATGATAGCGAAATACTTTCCCCAGTAGCTGATATTGATTGAACTACATTGAAAATTTCTTCAGATATTCCTGGTGCTTGATATCTTACAATATCTCCTACTTTAACCTTTCCATTAAAATATTTTCCAGGACTAGTTGCAACTCCTGCACCATCGATGAACAGAGAATTGGATGCATTAAATCCTTGAGGAAATCTCTTTTCTAAAATTGTATCAGCAAGGAAATTAGAATTAAATCCACTAACAACTGCTGGCATATAGAATTGCTTAATATCATCAATTCCATAAGCATTTACATTAATAATATTTCTTTTAATTGTATCATTTTCATCAATAATAATGTTCTCTCCTTTCACAAAAGTTCCAGAAACTTGAGTTAGGGTAATTACTGTAGATAAAGGAACTTCAACAATAAAAGCTGTTGCACCACTACTTTCTCCTCTTACCCTAGAACCTTCTACAATATCACCATTTGCAAATAGTGAAGATATTGTAATCTTTGTGAACATTTGGAGATCATAAAGATAACAATCCCATGAAGTTGCTAAATCTGTGTATGGAGCATCGGTGAGAGAATAATTATATACCCTTGCTTGCCCTATCAATGAGGTGCTAGTTGGAGATGTTGTTCCAGCATCTCTTCTTACATCATGTAATTCGATAGCAGCATTTTGTTTTGGAGTACCAAAAGTATTATTTAATCTAAATAAATTTCCTAATTGTAAATTTACAGTTTGTTGCGGATTATCTACAGTTTCTCTTGGTTTTTTAACATCAATAATAGAAGTTACTGTTTTTTCAATATCATAACCCCTTACATATGCCTTACCTGGAGACAATTTAATAGACATTAAATCATCTGATGGAATATTTCCCTGATCAGTGGATTCCCCTTCAAAAAATAATCCATCATTTCCAATATTATCATTTAAAGTTTCATGTAGCGATATTCCAAAAGGACGAACAGAATAATTTCCCGATTCATCATATGTTCTTTGTGCCAAATAATCTTTAATTAGATTATATTGAGATTGTACGGATACTTTTTTGATCTCTCCATCTACAATTCTTAAAATCTCAATAAAATCTGTATCAGTATCAACACTATCGATTGATTTCTTAGTTAAAGATAGATTTAATTTAAATCTATCTGAACCTGGTGCGGAATAATTGTTAAATCCCTTCGCATTATCATAAAGTGAAGGATCATCTTTTGCACTAATAATCTCTTCAGATACTTTAATACCTACTCTATAAGTTGGAGTATTTGTATAATAATCTAAAATAATTGTTTCTTTAAAAATCTTAGCAAAAGTTCCTCTAACGAAGTAAATTCCATCAGTAATAGAAACTGCAGATCCTGTGGAACATGCGTCAATAGAAATTAGCGATGCAAATCCTGCTCCAGCATTAATTACTGTATTATTTCCATAAACAATATTTTCGTCGCATATCAAGGTCTCTTCATTTGTAAATGTAGAGATTTCATTATCGTTATTTGCATCAAGGTATTTTACATAAAGGGTAATTGAATCTAAGTTGTTAATAGCATCGGGAATTTCTATCCTTTGAACTGATGCTGTAACTCCAGATACCTGACCCTCTATTTTTTTACCTAAGTATTGATTTATATAAGCCTGAATATCTATATTTGAAAATCTTTGATTCAGTTTAACTGCATAATACTGAGGATCATATGAGATGCTTCCAGGAATTACTACAGAACCTTCTTTGAAAATATGACTTCCAAAGGATTCAATTTGATTCTGGAGAATTGATTGTATATTATTTAATTCTCTTGATTGCACTGGAGTTCCAGGCTTAAATAAAACTTTATAAAAGTTTTTATCCGCATCAAAATCATCAAAATATGGATTTACGTTTAAATCTGTTTTTTGTGCCATTTCTTAAAATTCGAGAATAATTTTGATGTCTTCTTTTTGCCTATCATTCCTAAAGACGAGAGGTCTATTGTCAATATACAATATATCCCCTGTCTTTTTATTTATCTCAGATTCTGCAAGACCATCAGTAAACTCTACTCCCAAATTAATGATTGAGCTATTAACTGATGTGGTCAGTCCCGTGAAATTTGCAACAGATCCTGAGAATCCACTTGTTTCACCAATAATATTTTGTCCAGAATTGACAAACTCAACATTTGCCTTGGCACCTAAAGAAATTCCAATATAATCAGTTTCATCCTGCGATGTTGAATTAAATAGGGATCTATCTTTAAAATACTTAAGAACTTTTGTGTCAGCATCATATGATGCGACATATCCTTTAGCAGTATCTATAGTATCTACAACCTGAGTAATTTTTTCACCAACTTTTGGAAGAAATTCATTGACGGAATCAAACATTATTGCGCCAAGATTTGAAAACTCTCCATCGTAGAATGTTTGTCCCGATCCTACACTAGAAGGATTTTTCAGTAATCCAATCTGACAAAAAGCGGTATTTGATGGAAAATCTCTAGTCGCATTATCAAATCTTGCATAAATTAAAACTTTATCTGCTCCAAGTTCTTTGTAGATATCATATCCATGACCTTTAGAAGGTGGAATAATTGGGATAAGTTTTGCTGGATTTTGAATACTTCCTTGAGGTTGAAGAGAACCCAAATCTACAAGACCATAAGTGTAACCACTTCCACCTGCAGTAACAGTTGTCGAAATGATTTCTCCAGAAGCATTTGTTGTAATAAAAACTCTTCCTCCTTGACCATCTCCTAAAATATCAACTTCTCCATCTGTATATCCAGAACCGGCGTTATCAATATAAACAGTTTTTATTTGATTAGTATTTTCATCAGAATTTCCATTATCTCTTACAGAAATAATGTTACTATTTGTATTTGTTGACCAATTATCAGGTAAAGTTATATACTCTGTAGAATCAAATTTGATAATATCAGATGGAGAAATTGAGAAGAGATATTTCCAAAGGTAACCATCTGACCCGTTACCTGCTGGCGATGGTTCTAGATCTGTAAAAGTTGGTTCATACTGCGACTGGTTTGCCTGACTAGAATCACCACCAGATCCATTAGAAATACAAATATAAACGTTAAAATCACTATTAATTACATAAAATTCAGAATTGTATAATCTTGTACTTTTAGAAACTGACGTTAGATTTGAGTCACTATAGTCATGTCTATACATATCATATTTCTTACCTTTTATCCAATCAACTCTTTTAACAATCCTCTTAACATTAGAAGAGGTTATTCTCTTACCAAATAGCAAAGAATCTTTATATTGAGATAAGTGGCTTGGATTGTCAATAGGATTTGGAACTACACCTGCAGAAACACCCTCAGAACCTTTCCAATTAAGATTTCGGGCAAATCCAGTGTAGATGTTGGGATTTGGTAGTCCCAACCAAACATAGTAAGAATTATTCGAATCATTTACTGACTCGACAAAGTTCGCAGAATTTTCAATTCGGAACTGATCTGTTACAAGTGCGGACATCTATATAACGTTTTTTCTTATATTTATAACTCTAGAGCGCCAGTATCTCTAAGTCCAGCATCACGTCTCTGAATAATTGGATATGTTGATAATCCACTATTACTTGAGGTATAATTTGAAAGGTCAATACTTATAGGATTATTTGCCCTTCTTTCAAATCCTGATAAACGTCCAAATGATACTTTTCCTACTGGATATAGTAAAGAACCTGAAGTATTCAGACCCGTAACTGGACTATCAGATCTTATATTAGCAGTGACAATTCCTAAAGATCCATCCCATCCAGCAACTTTATAAATGTTGTCGCAGAATGCTGTGGATATTGCAATAACCTCCGCGTCATTGTCTTCGATACTGACATTTCCAGTTCCTTCACTGGTTTTAGATACATAGAAATAATCGCCAACCTCGAATCCAGGGAATGTAAATGGATCTCTTTCAAGCGTAAATTCCAAAGCAAGATCAGCTCCTCCAATGCCATCAACTGTTGTTATGCCTACTATTTCCGCAACAAAAGCATTAACACTACTAATATTTGTAATGGTCTCATAATTTACAGATGGTCTTGTTGTCCCAACACCAACAATTTCACTATTAGTGAATAATAAAGCATCTACTGAAATAATAAGATCATCTTCATAATTCCAAAGTTCTGCATTATCTACCCACAAAGTAGTTGATGACGAATCAATTGAAGAAATGACATTCGATGTTGGATATATCTGTGCAGATGTATTAGGTCTTGCTTTAGATACAGGTTCATTATTAATAATCAAATCAGATTTTTGCTTAGTCCAATGAACTGGTTTATAATTTTGATCATCAATTCCTTGTGAATTATAAGCATTTGTTTGAACTGTATCTGCACTGTTGATAAAATAAACAGTTCTTTCATCTTGAGAAATACTTGTTTCTATTTCATTAGAAGAAATTACTTGTAAAGTATCTCCTATTTTTACAGTTTCATCAACTTCAAACTGTATACTATCAATTCCTTTAGTTCCTCTATAGAAAAATACTTGAATATCATCTTCGGGTCTTGGTGCTACAGCAAATACGAATGAAGATCCACCTTCAAATGTATATGATGAACCAGGTTCTTGAAGAATTCCATTTGAGAAAATAATTAAAACATTATCAAGATTAATCTCAGAAGATTCTAAATCCAATTCATCTTTTTCAAAACTGAGTGTTTCACCCTCATAAATTAATGGGAATCTTGTCCTTTCTCCATCTTGGTAAGGTGCCAAACTGTCAATATAGTCAAGTTCCCCAAATTGTGATGCACTAAATGCATCTGAGAATGTTTCTAAAACAGTAATTTCAAATCTTTCTACTGGTTGATTGAAGTTTCTATCAGTGACAAGACCTACTACAGTAAATACATCTCCTCTTTTAAATCCATAACCATTTCTAGTAATTTTGAAATTACTTACTTCGAATAAAGTGGAACCAATACCAACTGAAGTTTTTGCTGCCCCAACCTCAAGATTAAGAAGTAAACCAACTCCAGTATCTGTAGTTGCTCCAATACCAAGACGAGAAACCCCCACAATTTCTAGATTTTCATAAGATGGATCTTCAATATTGACAATTGCGTCATTAGAATATCCAGTTCCACCATAATCAACACTGAATAAGAGTGTTCCTCCTGCTCCAACAACTGCACTTATTATTGCTTCATCACCATTGTGGTTAGGATCTGTTACTCCAATTGAAACAACTCCCCTATATCCTGAACCAATATCATTGATTGTGAGATCATCAATGATACCACCAACTACCACAGGAGTGACTGAAGCACCTTCTAAAGGCGCATAACCAAGACCTGGTGTTGATCCATAAGAAATAAGTACACCTCCTCTAGGAAGTTGATTTTGATTTATATCATTTTCGGTTATGAATAATTCTTCATCAAATGTAACACCAGTAAATGTGATTGACGAGATTCCTAGATTTAAATTTTCTTCAATAATGTAATTATTACTAGAATTGTTTTCTGTAGTCGGTGCTTGGAAAATTCCGTTAATAAAAACTAAACCGCTTCCGCCACTAGTTCCAAGACCAACGGTATTCAATCCAGATCTTGTCAATGTAAATGTTTGCCCAACACCAGTAAACTGCTCAGAAATATCATCATATACCTGATTACTTTCATAATCTTTACGCAAGAATACCCTACCACTAAATGTTGCTCTTTCTCTTGGAAGTTTTGATTCGTCAGGTCCAAGTAAATCTAATTGATTTCCCCTCGGAGGTTCTGTAAAATGAATATTACTCTTAACGATGTTATAAGAACCTCTGTAAACATCGCATGTAGTTCCATCTAAATGCTCCGAAGCGTCTGATCCGAGAACGCCTCTAGATACTTCTACGAGAGGAATGTTTCCTGAGAAAGTGATAGGTCCTACATTATTATCTGAAAGTCCAACATTTTCAACTCGTACATATTCATCATCAATTAAAAGTATATCAGTTGGTCTAATAGAATTAATTCCAGAAAGTGCAAAGAAAGATTGTCCTATTGAAATATTTCCACCATTTCCAGCAAGATCCTGCTGAACATATGTAAATGCAATAGGTGACTGGACAACATTGCTTATGGTAATCAAAGATTTTTCATTCTTTTTCTTCATCTCAAGTACGTGAGCATTACCATTTCCAGGTCCAGTGAGAGTTACTGCGATGCCTGCAATAGCACGAGATTTTGTTGTAGCAAGTTTGAAAGTGTCTTTGTCAATTTTAATGGCAAATACTTCTCTTGGTAATTTAGTTGTTAGTACCCCGACATTATTCTCAGTTTCTTCTATTTCTATTGGTTCTGTTCCAACACCAATAAAAGATGACTGTGGCGTATAAATTAATTCCTCATAAGGTTGGAAATAATGATCTTCTAATGAAAATTCATTTGTAGTGTAATTTACTGCTGATGAATTTGGATTAAATGTTTTTGCAAAAATATCTTTTCCACCAATTCTAGCTGGGAATTGGTAAGCAATTCCAAGATTAACATTAACTCCATAATAAGATGATAACTTAACATCTTCTACAAATGGATCATAATTAAGTTCAGGATTTTGATTTATAAAATCAAAATCTTTGTAGAATATTGTGTTAAGTACTTTTACTCTTACTGGATTTACATACGAATCTGGCGTAAATTCTAAGGAAAATGTTCCTGAATTTAAATTAATATTAGTACCAAAAGTACCAATTCCAGTTTCTTGTCCGATAGACAAGAATGGATGTTGAGTAATATATGAATCATTACCATCACAAATTGCCATCAGTTGATGAACTGCACTATTTTCACCTTGCCCAACACTGACAATAGATTTAACTGCCGAAAATAAAGTGTAATCAAGTTCAAATAAAGAGGTAGTTCCAGCAGAAACTTCTGTGCTAAAAGTTTTGTAAAGTAAACTTCTTTCAGATCCAATAGGTTGACCATCAGCATTAAATCTAAATTCTCCATCACCTAAAGTTGTAGTTCCAAATCCAACGGTCTTACTTCTTGCTACTAAACTTTCTCCAGAATCATTTACATAGTTTAAGACAAAATTTCCATCTATAAGATCTGCAGTAAATGTTCCCAATTCATCAAAACTAGTTCCTCCCTGAATATCAAAGAAATATTCATTCATATATGTGTCTGTATTGTCATGAGTGACATACAGTTCAACATAATTCATCTTAGTATCATCATTATTTTTAATATGAACTCCAACATGAGCAGCATCAAAATCGTCAGCATTAAAACTGAACAATGTTGTACTAACACCAGCAATTGCATTACAACTAATTCCTTCAACCTTAATCATATTAAGATCAAAAGTTCCTGATGTTAAGGCAATTCCAGTAATAGTTTCAGTTAAAGATTTAAATACTATAGCTGCGTTATCTGGATCATTTGCCTCTACACCTAAGAAATATTCAAAATTGTCATCAAATATTGGTTCAATATCTGCAATTTTATATTCAAAGTTGCTTAAATCTGATTTGAAAAGAGTGTAAATATCGGTACTAGTATTCAATGCAATAACTTCAGACAATTGAATTTGACCTGTAATTAAATCTCTAGATTGTATTAAAAATTTATTAAAATTATTGGAAGGATTAAGATAACCTAAATTACGAACATCAGATATCTCATCATTCCTACTAGAAAATTGATTACTAATATCATCTATAGAAATTACATTATTTGATTTGCATAGAATAAAATCTAGTAAATAAGTATTTTTAAACTTCAAGAATCTGGAAATATTTCCTGAAGTATTAACATCAATTGCAGAATCAAAATAATTTGTACGATCGACACGTAAATCAGAAACATAAGAATTTGTCACACTAATAATTGATTCTTCTGACAGAGTGCTTATACCAGATTGGACAGTATCTGTAAATTGCATATCTGCAAAGTTCTTCATTCCAGAAGTATGAACTAAACTGTTAATATTACCTACGATTTCATCCCATGACTTTGTGCTCTTTATAGCATAAGAAAGATTTTGATAATAATCATTATCTGGAAGAACTTGAGAATTTTCGTTTAATTTTCCAATATTATATTTCCAGTCAAAAGATTTTATATTTGACCATGATATATTATAAGAACCAGTGCTATTTTTAATAAAATCGATAGTTCCTGCACTATTAGAAGATGATCCGATAATTTTTTCTCCAACATTCAACAATCTTTTTCCAAGAACTCTAATAATATTAGAATTTGCAGAAATAACTTCTATATCAGTATTTTCTGTTTGATTATCAGATTTTACTGTTATCAGTTCTCCAATTAAGAATTGAGATCCTTTTTGAATAACTTCAAATTTTGGATACTTTTCTTCCTTAATTACAGTTGCATAACCTTCTTGAATGAATTTTATTTCTCCTGCGTTATCAGTAAATTCTGAAATATTATATTCAAATCTTGCTGGATTTGTTGCATAGTACTGAGTAATTCTAAAGAAATCGAATCCAAGGTCTGTAGAATTTACTCCATCTCCATTAGAACCACTTACCTGTTCTATTCCTTCAACAAAAATTTTATCTCCCTGAGCAAGAGGTTGTTCAGTAAATCCAAATATAGGAGTAGTAATAGTACATGTAACTATACCTGAAGAACTAGAATATTCAACTTTATCAATATTAATTCCATTACTATTGTTTACAGTTCTCAAAGTAACTGGTTTGATTGGTAAACCATTAGCTGGATATTCTACGTTAAGTTGTGTTATAGAAGAACCATTTATAATTGCTCTGATGTAACCAGTGTCAATTAATTCTCCAGTATCACTATTAACAATTACTATATCTGGAGGTGAGGAATAATCTTCTCCACCAAATGTAATATTGATGCTATCAATGGTGTTAGAATCTGCAAGATATACTTCTTGGGGGATATTTGCAGAAGGTCTTATTGTATTGTCAGATGGATACTCATATCCTTCATTTTTTAAGATATCAGAGATAATATTGCCAATTGTATTTGAAACTGGGATAATAAACGCACCTGCTCCCTGTTCAGATTCAACACCATTAAATATTGGAAGTGACTTCAATCCATAACCCCCAGAAATAATATTGAGATTCTCAATTCCTCCAGTTGCAGTTTGCGATTTTGTTGTGTACTTGATTACATCACATTCATCTTTCAAGTAAACTAAACTTTCAGGCAACTTTCTTAAAGAAACACTAAATTCTGTGTTGGCGATTCCAATAACTTTGTGCGTTGAATTATACAAACTATTTTCAAATAAAATTTGAGAATAGTGATCTACATCTTTGTCTGTAGTATTAATAGGAATTCCTTCTAAAGTTAAATTATAATAAAGAATTTCTGGAGTATTACTTGAGAAATTAAGAATTACTCTTGCCTCACTTGAAAATCCTACAGTACCGCCGACACTTGTTACAACATAGATTCCTTCTGATGTAAAAGAATCAAATTCATTACTAAATGAAGAATCATAATAGAAATTTAAATTATAACCTTGAAGAGAATCATCCGAAACATCAAATACTAGGTTATTATTTTTATAATTGGATATTGGTGGGTTTACTGCAGATAGAGATTGTAGATTTCCACCTCGATCTTCAAAATTAATTAATGTAGGCGGAACATTTACGGAATCAATATATGTCTCTGCTAATTTTACAATATTTTCATCAACTTTGTATACAAAATATTCACCGGTAGATAATCCACTTATTACATCATCTTCAGAATTGTAAAATATTTTTTGACCAGTTATGTATGCATGACCTTCTACAAAAATACTATTATTTACAATATCAACGTTCTCAGTAGTGAATCCAATTGGATTTACTACTAAATTATTGTTGACATATTTGATATAGATCTTATTAGTTGTTCCAATACCAACATTTAAATTTGGTTGAACTTCTATATCTACTATGTCACCTTTTGTTAGATTGTGTGAGGTTGAAACAGAAACAACAGCGTTTATTCTCTCAGAAGTAGCAGTAATATTATCTTCAATACTTTCTATAATATAATCATAGTTGTCTGATCCATTATTCAGGAAAAATAGACCTGAAGATGAAGTGCTAAGTCCAACACTAGTAACGATTCCAACAAAATCTGAACTTTTTTTAATAATATAAAATTCATTAATGTCATCGGGAATATTTAAAGTACCTACATTAGGAACTTCGACAGGAATTGGATTTGAAACAGTTGGTTTTTCAAATCTTACTTTATCTCCAGTTTTGAATGGGTGATTTTGTAAGAAAATACTTTGAGTTTGAACAAAAGTTTCATAAGTTCGAAGACCAATAGTATATTCTACGGTAATACCAGATCCAGTTTGAATTCCAACTCCAACAGATGTAGTTGGATTAAAATGCATTCTGTTGGGAGTTTTTGAATCAAATGAATCTAAATTTTTATTAATTTCAAACTCATAGGGCAAATATTGTACTTGAGAACCAGAAGTGTGTGCCACACCAAGATTATCTCTTCTTACCTTAAGTACGTTTTGTCTGTCTGAAATAGAAATAATTTGCAAATACTCATCATCAATTCTAATCGTATTTCCAACAGAAATATTTTGTGGAACAAAATTAACAAATATATCAGTAGAGAAACCAGTCACGTTAAATTCATCTAACTGTTCAGAAAGTAAAGACGTATATGTAGTTACTCCGATCTCATAAGATCCCTGAATGTTAATCTTATCTGTAGAAACTCCAATTATGTTAATATAATCTCCGGTATTAAATTCGTGATATGGGTAAATTGTAAACTTTACTTTATTAGAATTTTTCCAACTAACGATAGTATCTTCATAAGAAGTGATATCTGTTCTTATTGTTTCAATATCTTTCCCCTGAATTTCAGATACTTTTATAAATGGAGAAGTTCCGGATTCAACTTTAAAATCTACCTTATCACCAATTGAATAGTCGGTTCCAGATTTAATAACCTCATATCCATTAACACTTCCAGCAGAAACGGACTCTATTAGAGTATTTTGAGTCACAACTTCATTCGATTCAATAATAAAATCATTATCTGAATATAAATTTGATACTCCGTATGGTGATGTATTTCTAAGTAAATTTGTTGAATTTAGATCAAAAGATTGATCTAAATTATCATTTTCTTTGATGTACTGCGATTTATACTTAAGTCCAACAAAATATGGGAACTTACCTACAGTTTGCTGATCATTATTCAATTCTGTAGTTGCAAAATACGCATATACACCGTTTGGAAAATCTTTAGTTTTTCCAAACCTTCCATTATACTGATCTAAATCTGAAAAAGCAGTGTACTTATAATCATCTACAAAATATCCGAGTGGGAATATTGTAGAACTTGGTCTATTAGTTACTGATGTTATTTCAAAACTTGGTGTTAATCTCTTTATAGGAGAATTAATATCATCTGGATCTGAATATCCAAATGATCCATAAATTGGATTTCCATCATATGCCCATCCAATAATATCCGAGTGTTTATTCTCTAAATCTCCATTGTCTGCTAACTGATCTTTGACATTCTGAGAATAACTTACTACAGCATACTGAAGACCATTACTTCCAGAAGTTATAATTTCGGAAGCAGGATCTCTATAGAATTGATTCTGAACTCCAAACTTAGTAGATGCATTTACTGTAAGAGGTCTAACATTTGCCTGGAAAATGGCACCAGATCCTGCTGAAACGGCATAAATTCCAGTTGTAGATTGCTCATAATTTAGTCCTCCAGAAATAACAACAACATCAACTATCCTACCATCTTTAATTACTGGTCTAACAACTGCTCCAATTCCAGTAGGAGAACTTATAACAAGTTCAGGCATAGAGTAATATTCTGCTCCACCATAAAGAATTCTTACCTTAGTGACTTGACCATTTTCAACAACCGCACTAAATTGAGATTCTTTTCCGTTTAATACAGAAATATTTGGTCTATTATGAACATTTAATGTAGTTGTTCCATAGTCAGACCCTTTATCATAAATGTATACTTGCTCTATATTGCCAGTAATCACTGGTGTTGCCACAATAGAAGTATTTCCGGCACCTGGAGATGAGAAATTAACGCGCATGTTAATTTCTGGATAGGAGAATATATGTGTTCCTACCCCAACAGAATTAAATTTTACGTATTTGTGTCTATCGTAATTTGTATTATCAATACCATCAGGACCAGCATCAGAAATTCTAAATTTATTTGAATCAATAAACAGAATTTTATACTTGTTGGTTGGAGAAACTCCTTCTAATTGCTCTCCTTCATATGAATAAGTTACAACTTCTCCATCAGAGAAACCATGATCTTCAAATTCTATAAAATGACTTATTGAAGATATTCCAGATGCTGCTACTTTAAGTTTTCTATAAGTAAATCCATCTCCGCTAGAAGTAACCCTAATTTCTGATAATCTATTTTTAGTTTCTAACTTAAACTTATGAATTCCAGAATTTCCAATTGTCGTAAATCCAACAGTATTGATACCCGAAAAATAATCTGAATAATTTTTGTATATCCTGATTGTTTTATCATTAATAATCTCTGAATAGTAAATAGAACCGTCAATTAAATACTCACCAGTATCAGTATTTGAACCTTGGAATGGTTCGATACCAATGGCAGAATTATTTACTTTATTGTAAGTGATTTCTTGACCATCAATTAAACCATGGGGTTTTGTAAATGTAATTCTTTCATTAACAATATCCAGACCTCCGCCAGAATTAAATTCTCTAGCATCAAATTCAATTTGCCGTGCAAATTTTTCTACAACTGGTTCAAATTTTGCGCCAGAACCATTTCCTCCAGTTAAATCGATTGAAATAATTTTTTCAAAATCAAAATCTTGCGGATCTACATAAACTTTTTTAACACTTCCAGAAATAACAGGTTCAATCTTTGCTGACCCAGAGATGTTTAATAATGGTGGATTTATGACATCATATTCATCCCCACCATTCAATACATTAATATTTTCTAAAGGTCCATAATAAACCCTATCATTGGTTTTAAAAGAAAATATTTCCACACCATTTTTTAACATTCCTAGTGGTCCAGGAAGAATATCACTACTTGCAATATCTTCAATTTTTTGATTAAGATCAATCTTTTTGAGAATTTTTTGGGGATTTATAATTCTGTCTTTTTGTTCAAATAAGATAAATTTATTATTTCCTGGATTTGAGAATCCATACCCAAAGGAGAAGTAATCAGTTGAAGGAATTGTAACACCGTTTTGATATAATTTGATTGATTTTTTAT